ATAAGCTATGAGCATTACTTCAGGCTGCACGCTGATCTGGGGGATGATACGTTCTTGTTCAGAATCCAGCGTAGACTTGGGGGGACATCAACAGGTTGGATGGCTCTGAATGATGCTGATAGGTTGATTTTTCAGGCCGATTTGTGTACTGGTGAGGGTGAGCAGTTATTGGTTAAGTCAGAAGGCTCGGCCCTGGTGCCAGAGGTTTGATAGGGAACAAAGAATTGATATCTAAAGCTGTATCTTGGGTGCCTATTTATAAGGCCAAAAGGCAAATTGCTTGAAAACAAAGGGATAACAAATGTTAATAACTGTTGGAAATGATACTTATGTCACAACTCAAGAAGCTGATGACTATTTTGCTGCCAGATATGGTTTTGACTCTTGGATAAGTCTTGTAGCTGCTGATAAGGAAAAAGCACTTGTCTCAGCAGCACAAGTTCTTGATCTTGGCTGTATCTGGAATGGGGCAAAAGAAGTTGCTAATCAACATCTTGCTTTCCCTAGGATACCAGATGCCAGCCCAGTTCCTCAGGCAGTAAAAGATGCTCAATGCGAGATTGCTTTCAATATTGTAGCTGCTGGTTCAGCTACTTCTTCTGGTGATGATCCTCTAAGCTTGCTAAAGGCAGGTTCTGTAACTTTAGAGTTTAAAGCTGGGTCAAAGTCCAATCCTATCATCAACAGCACAATAACAGGGCTTCTATCGCCTTATGGTTTGTGCTCTGGATCAGGAACTACAAAGCTCATCCCAATAGGAGTACAATAATGGCTTTTTCTGCTCCAGCCATATTAAAAGATAAGTGGCCTCTATTTGTAAAATATGGGGCTACTACTTCTTGTGTCTACCAGGAAAAAGGAAATTCTGATTATGATGGCAATGATGTTACAAAACCAACTCTTTCTTCGCATAGCTTGGAAATAGTATTTGATAAAATTAAAACTTCTTTGGTGGATGGATCAACAATTAAAATTATTGATAGGATTGCCATTTTTCCCTCTTTGAATCTTCCTGTGGAACCAAAGATAAATGATTTGATTGTTGATTCATCCCTCAAGGAATGGAAAGTAAAAGATACTGATAAAGACCCATTAGGCGCACATTATGAATTAAGGGTTCGGCCAATCAAATGATTCGGGTTAATAATGGAACTGAATTTAGATTGGCTTTTAAAATTGCTAAAAATATGACTGAATCCGATTTTGAAGAGATTCTTAAAAAATTAACAATTGTTGCTTTCAGAGAATTAGTAGAAAGAACAGCAGAAGATTCTGGTTTTGCAAAAGGTAACTGGGATGTTGTAGTTGATAAATCACCACCAAATACAAAACTTAAAAATCCAGGTGGTTCACATTCAAAAGCAACAATGCCAATTGTAAATGTTAAAGCTGATTCAATCATTGTTCTTTATAATAACACTGAATATATAATTTATTTGGAGCAAGGAACACCAAAAATGAGAGCGCAACCGATGGTTCGACCAACTGCTTTTATGGTTGAATCTTTAGCTAAAAGACTTTCAATTTTGCTATCAGGAAAGAAATACAATGTTTAATGAACCAACAGAATTAATTGAAGCAAGATTGAAAGCAAATTGGACTGATACCCTTATTGATTGGGATAATGTTGAATTTAATCCAGTAACAGGAACAGCTTTTATTAGGCTTCAAATTGAGTGGACTGATACGAATACAAAATCAATTGGTGGTAGGAACGTTGGAGAAGGATATACCAATATTTCTATCTTTTACCCATATAACAAAGGAATAGCAAAGATTAGTAAAATGGCTGATGATATTGCAGCGATTTTTGACAAATGGGATATAGGGCCTCTTAAATTTAAAGTATCAAGAACAGTAAGGATAGGACAACAAGAAGAATGGTATCGGTTGGACGTAATAACCCCATTCACTTATGAAGAATGCTCATAAAATAAGGAGAAACTAAAATGAGTTCAGCAGCAGGTAGCCAATCTTACATGGCAATAGTAAAGCAAAACCCATTAACCCCAAGAACAATTCCATCAACACCAGTTTTACAAAAAGTAAACTTTTCAAAAGATGATCTTGGGGCAAATATTACAACAAAGATTTCAGATCATATTCGTGATGATAGAATGACAACTGATATCACCACAACCGGAATTGCTATTTCCGGTGGTTATGAGTTTGAATTTCAATATGAAAATAGTCTTCTTGATGGATTACTTGCTGCTTTTCTTTGGGCTGATGGTTGGAGTGTTGGCGGGGATCTTGACGAAATTGTAAAAAATGGTTCATTCTATCAGCCTTTTTATATTGAAAGAGGCCATGTTGATGTTGATGAATATTTTAAATTTATCGGGATGGCTCCAAACACTCTTTCATTATCTTTTGCAGATCAATCGGACGTAACAGGCTCATATTCTTTTATAGGTCTTGATTCAAAAGTTGAAGCAACAAAGGAAACAGGAGCAACCTATACATCTGTTGCAACTACTCCTATTTTTTCAACTGTAACTAATATTCCTGAAATTAAAATTGATGATGTTGTTCAAACAACTTGTTCAGTCAAGGAAATGGATCTTGAAATAAATAATAATGTTACTCCTAAAACTGGTTTAGGTGTTTTTGGAGCTTGTGAAACTAAAGCGCATCGCTTGAGTATTACCGGAAAAATCACAATGTATTTTGAAGATCATACAATGTATGACCGTCTTTTAAATGGAACAGCTTTTTCTGTTTCCTGGACTCTTCTTGATGCTGATGGAAATTCTTATAAATTCACTCTTCCAAAAGTGAAGCTTGATAGCGATAAAATCAATGTTGAAGGTGTTGATGAGGATATCATGGATGATGCAAGTTATGTTGCTCTTGCTGATGATGCTTCAGGTTGCATGATTCAAATTGAACGTACAACTTGATAGCTAAACCTTCTTAAAGGTGGTTATATGGCTCTACATTCAATTTAGATCCTAAACCACCTTAAATTCATTTTTAACTTTTTTATCAAATTTTAACGAAAAAACTTTTAATATCCCTTTATATGAAAAATGGCGAAAAACTCATACAGAGGAATTTAACCCCATTCAGGGGAAAATCAAAAACACAGGGAAATTATCATGAATCAATTTGAAAAACTCTATTCAGTAGATGAAAATGCAGCAGAAAAAGGAAAATGGTTGACCACTCAAGCGGGAATGGAAGTGATGGTTGCCAAGCTTGGAAACAAAGATTTTACTGCTGAAGTAGTAAGATTGCAAAAGCCTTTTCTTGCTTTGTTGAGATCAAAAGCTGATACTTCAGAGCTAATAAATAAGATAACAGTTGAAGCTATGGCTAAAACTATTCTCATGGATTGGAAAACTGAAGTCCCTTATTCCTGGGAAGATGGCAAAGCAATGATGTTAAAATATCCAGATTTCAGAGAAGACGTTTCAATATTGTCTGCTGAACGTGATAACTTCAAACCAGAGGAAGTAGCGGAAAAGTAATAGATGCTATTATCTGGTATCAATCAAATGGAAAACATTATGATTGGTATGTTCGCATGGCTTTGAAAGGGGTAGAAGTCAAGCAATTAGCATCTTACCCTTTTCTTTTAGAAATAGATGAATTTTATCTTGATATGTATCAAACTTGTAAAAATGATTTTAAATCAATTTTGGAGTATTGCAAACTTTACGGATTAACAGAAGATGAAATTTTATTTTCTGTTTCTATTGTAAATAAAATTTTTACATTGGTGAATTAAAATGCCAGTAGTTGACCTAACCATTGATAGTTCCAAATCAGTTTCCGGTTTAAAACAGTATGATTCCGCTGTTAATAATTCAGCAACAAAAACAGATACAGCTTTTTCAAAAATGAGAGCTTCAGCAAGCGATTTTGCTTTGGTTGCTGGAGTAATTGCCGTTGGTTTTGGTGCTGTTGCTGTTAAATTTTCTCTTCATGCCTTGACCATTGCAAGCAAGATGGTTGAAACACAGGGTGTTTTCGATTCTACTTTTGCAGGAATGACAGATCAGGCTGAAGCCTGGGCGCAAAACTTACAAGATAATTATCATCTTTCTGCTGTTAATGCTAAAGGGTATTTGAATACTCTTCATCTTGTGACAACTGGAATGGGTTTAAGTAAACAAGTTGCTGGAGAAATGTCAAATAAGCTTGTTAAAGTTGCTTCTGATTTAGGGGCTGCTTTCGATACTGAAACTGTTGATGTTGTTCGTGATATCAGATCAGCTCTTTCTGGTTCTATGGAAACTATGGACAAATACGGGGTTGTTATTCGTCAAGCTCAAGTAAAGCAGAAAGCTCTTGAAATGGGATTAGCAGCAACAAAGAAAGAAATTACACAAGCAGATAAAGCAACAGCAACCTATCAATTAATTTTGGAAAAAACTGCAACAACAACCGGAACAACAGCAAAAGAAGCTAAAGGTTATGCATGGCAATTGAAGGAAGCAAAGAAAAATATTGAGGATCTTACAACTTCAATTGGAACAAAATTATTACCAATTGGTACAAAGCTGCTGACCATGTTCAATGAATTGGTAAGTGAAGCAGGTAGAGTTGATTCAATTGTAAACGGATTGCTTGAAACTGTTCGTTTTCTTGGAAATGGCTTTCTAGGTTTGGAAATAGTGTTTAAAGCAACAATTGTTGTTGTTGCTAAAATGTTTGAACATTTTACTTTGCTTCTTAAACCAATTGATTTAATTTTGGCTGCTCTTGTTAAATTAGGAGCAATTGATACAAATCCATTAGATGAACTAAATCAATTAACAAAAGATTTTACTGCTTCTGCTGTTGAAGGTCTTCAAAGCACAATAGAAAAAGTTGATAATTTTAATGCTGCTATTGACCGAACAAAAATAAAAACTGAAGAAGTTGCAGAAACAACAAAATCTTCTCTTGATATTGTAAATGATGCAGTTGCAGAATCAGCAAAAGAACAAAAAGCTTTAGGAAATGAGATTGGAACTGTAGCAGATAAAGTAAAAGATGAATTAAAGCCTGCTGAAACAGAATTAAAAGATGAAATTGATAAAGTAACAACAGCAGCAAAAGAATCTACAACAGCTCTTGAGGGGCAAGCGGGGGCTGCTTCAAAAGTTGCTGCTGCTGCTAATGAAGTTGCTAATGCAAGTCAAAGAACTTCAGCTTCTTCTGAAGGAACCTATGAAGCGTCTAAAGCCTGGTCAGGTGGTAAATCATCAATGGGCTCTGCTCCTGATATGACCCAAGCTGAACAAGATTATTATAATTCTGTTGTGACACAAGGTAGTGGAGATCATTACTGGGATAGTGACTACAGTGCTGGTAAGAGTGGTTTGTACGGTGGAGACCATGTTAATGATAACTTGGATACTCTACTCATGCAGCAGGAAAATGCGTTATCAACTATTTATGCTGCTAGAGATTCAAACGGTGGAGAACCAGTAACAAGTATTACCAATATTTTTAATCAAAATATTTCAAGATCAGATGTTACAAATATAATAGAAGAACAGCAAAGGCAGGTTGCTAGAACATGATATTAACACATAATTCAACTTCAATTGATATTGGTGAAGCTCAATATCCTTCAGGGGCTAAATCTGAACTTATCCAGGTTAAAGAACGTTCTGCTTCTGGTGTTCCTCATACAGAAGATTATAATGTTGAAATAAATGAAATGTCTTTTTCTTTTGTTGATATGAAAGAGCTAATTTATTTGGCTCTTGTTGATTTTCATTTAAACGTTGTTCTTGGAATGTCAGAAGAATTTACTTTGGATGATGATAAAGGAAATTCATATACTGTTAATTTTACTTCACCAATAATTGACTTTAAAAATACATCTTTTGAGCTTTGGTCTGGTAAATTTAACGTGGAGAAAGCACAATGATTTCCGGTTTGCCATCTGATTTTATAGCAAAAACACAGTCGAAAAATAGAAAACCTGTTCAGCTATGCCATTTTCATTTTAGGGGCAAAACTTACCTGTTATCAGATTCACCAGTTGGAACGGTTGACGGTCTTATGTATGATTATGACCCTATTATTGAATCTTGGGGAACGATCAAAGATACATTAAATTTAGATCAATCGTTTTCAGGTAATTCCCTAGAAATCAAATCAACATCATTATCAATCATAATTACAAGTGAATACAAAGATCTTTTACAGGATGCTTTTACTTATGGCCTTGATAACTCTGTTGTTGAACTTTATCAATGGTTTAAAGATTTACCTAATGAAGCCCCTGTTTTAATGGATATAATGGTTGCTCAAGATCCAATTGTTTATTCTGAAAACTCTTCTGTTTTTCAAGTTGATCTTGTTTCTATGCTAATGCGAAATAACCCTTTTTTGTGGGCAAGAGAGCCAGGTGAAGAGACAAGAGATATAGTTGTTGGTAAAGTTTCAAATATGCCTTTGTATGACCAACAAACAAGCAGAACAACAACTATTGAACAGGATATTGAATATGATTATTTAGGTCAAATGTTTATCGGAAATGGTGTTGGATTTAATGCGGGGCCTGATAAACTTACAATTGATTCTGAAATTGTTTCTTATGATTGGATTTCAGCAAGTGCTGTTAATATAACCGCAAGAGGTGTTGATAGTACAACAGCAAGACCACATATCAGAGGGGCTTTAATTTGTCACCCTGATGCTGTATTTGATTATTCTATATGTGCTGGCCCTGTTGCTTTAATTGACAACTTAGAAGGAAATGGAGAACCTTATACACAACCTGTAACCTTTTTTCCTGGTCAAGATCCTGCTATTGCTCGTTTCATTGGTAGGCCGCCATGGTTGAAAGTTAGTCCTGGGATTGGTGGAACACCTATTATTCCAGATCCAGAAACTTCGACAGAATATGGAGCAGCAACAAAATCAACCTATGGTGGTGGTGCTGGTGCTGCATCTTCCCCAAGTTCAATAAATAGTGCTTCTGGTTCGGCTTCAATGGCTATATCTCACACTGTAGCGGGTGGAGCTGGTTCTTTTTCTAAGACAAAAAACAGTCCAAATAGTACAAACAACCTAAGTACTTCTTCTTCTGCTACTCCTTTGGATATGTTGTATACAGCATCAACAAGCCAATTAGGATATCAATTTGGTAGTTATAGGAGCTATAAAAAAATAAATGATGGTGTTATTGGTTGGAAACAACAAACCTATGGAGATTTAGATACAGCCTATGATAATCTAACAGGCTTGACTATTGATGTGTATTTGGGTGTTTGTAGAGTTAAGCGTGGAAAAGGAACTATAAAGATACTATTTGTTCGTTCCAGCGGGGCAACTGTAACTCTTCTTACAGAAACAGCAGAAAAGCATGATGCTTTTCCTAAATACTTTGATATTAGTGATTCCACATTAAATTTTGATGTTGGAAGCTATGTTTCTAGTTTTGCAGAATTGGAAGATTGTGGAGTTAGGGTTGAATACACAAACGATACCAAAGACAATGCAACAATCAGTGAAGGTGGTGAAGCAGATTTTAATCAAGTTAGATGGAATATATCTTATTTTATTGATGCTGGATCAGTACCCACACCTTGGCAACAGTTGCTTTCTGATTTTAATAGGGATTTATCCTCATTAGGGGCATTAACTAGCATTGAATGTAAAGTGAGATTTGGAACTTCTGTCTCCAATGCAACAGTTGAAAGAAAAGTTATTTTTAATGGTTCCACTCTTTGGAATGATAGTATTTCAAGCTCTTCAGGAATAGCAACAGTAACAATAAACCCTAGCATTTCAAGTTTTGCTGAATTACAAGCAGCAGAAATAGGGGTTTATCAAAGAATAACAGCACCAGAAACAGAAGGAACAACAAGACAATCAACAACTACTTTTGAATATGTTCAATGGATTATAACTTACCAGCCAGGAGCAATAGAAACCCCTGATGAAGAAAGGGTTGTTTATGCTGATGATTTAGTTTGTGATGTAACAAGTAATCTTGGAGAAAACCCTACACCAGCAAAAGTAATAAGACATTTATTAGAGGATCATTCATCAAATGGGATTTATATAAACAATAATTCATTTAATTCCAGGCATGATGAATATGAAGCTGACAGTTATTATTTTAATGGTGTTTTGAAAGGTGACATAAGATTACATGATGCTATTCGTCAATGCTTAAGAGAAGGAATGGCGAGGCTTTTGTTTTCACAAGGATCAATAGGGCTTCTTAATTATTCAGTATATGAAAATCCTTCTATTGATTATACCATTGGAGAAGATGAAATACTTTTAAGATCCAAAGCAACAAAAAATCAACCTACATCAACAATAAAGAATGATGTAACAATAATGTATAAGTTAAATCCAGCTGAAGGAGAGTATGAAGGAAAAGAGCAACAAACAAATATTGATTCAATAGCGAAATTTGAAAGGCAAGAATATAGAGGTGAATACTCATTAATACAGAGTGATGCTATAGCCTTGAAGATAGCAACTTATGTTTTAGATAGACTTGATGAACCTACAACAGTTGCTCTATTCGATATGTTTATGCCTGCTTATAGACTAGAAAAAGGTGATAGAATACAGTTTCCAACTTCCTTCACTGGTGTTAATGCAATAGGACATGTTGCTTCTGTTGATAGGATTATGGGACAAGGAAAATCAAACCAAATGAATAAGTTCAGCTTCTCAATAGCTGACTTGGAATTAATATGAAAAACTGCATAACCGAAGATAAAACAGCTGGTTTTTTAGATACAATAGACTCCATTGTAATAACTGAAATAAGTGATGGTTTTCATATCACTTGGGATACTGCATCTTCATATACATCTCAGGAGGTTCAAATTGCTTATAGATTAGGGGATAATAGCGATGCTTTTACTCTTATTGACTCAGTAGCAAGGGATACAGGTCAAGCTGATACACCAGCAACACTTGAAACTGGAGAAGAGTACACTATGTGGATAAGGCCTGAATCTCCTGATTATTACGGGATATGGCAGTGTTTTAAAAACTTAATAACAACAATTTAAAAGGAAAAGATTGTGGAGAAGGAAGAAATTACATTAATTGTAGAGAGAGCAATTAAAAAAGGGTTTGAAAGTAATGTTGTTCAACCGTCTTGTAGTTTAGGAATAGACAAAGATGCTCATGATAAACAACATCAATTTCTTGATTCTCTAATAAGTATGTCTCAGAAGTTGGATAAAATCAAATGGGGTTTTTTGGGTGGTGTAATTAAATCAGTTGGAATGGTTATTATAGGGTTAATATGTCTTGGCGTGGTTGCCTGGGCTAAAACTGAACTAACAAAAGTAGGAGGTTGATTTTGAAAAAAGCAGTTTGTTTAGGGTGTTGGATTACAGTAATGTTTATGCTGTTTGGTTGTGGTGGAATAGAGCTGACAAAAGATCATCTTACACTTTCGACTAAATTAGCAAATGTTGAAAAGGCTTGCCATGAATCACTAAAACCTGATTACAGCAAAATAAAAGATGAAAATAAAATTGCTCTTCTTGAGCTTTCCAGGAACAACAATAGAACTTTATTAACTGCTATTGGTAGAGAACCCTGTAAACAGAAAAATTTCTATGAAGCTACTGTTGAAGTTGCTCAGAGTCAGAATAGAGTTATTGAAAAGACTGCTGAAACTGCTGGAAATTTTGGTTTGGCTTTCCTTGGTGCTGATGTTATGAAAACAGCATTACAAGAAGCAGGAGATAGCTATAAGGCTTCTGAATGGGCAAGTATAAGGGCTGAAAAAGATAGCGGTAACACTAATTGGAGTGATTCAGGGAATACTGCTTGGGAGGATTCAGGTAATGTTTTTAATACGTCACCTATTGATAGCAATATTTCCACATCTGAATAGGTTTACACTAATGAAGAAAGATTACTGTACGTGGTGGTTTGAAGGCAATTGGCAACATTGATGCAAAAGACATGATAAATGGTTTGATAAAGGGAAGCCATTTATCAGGGGTAACTGGAGGTTATTCAAATGTGTCAAAAGAAGAAAAAAACCAATAGCAGCAATAATTATGCTAACTGGGGTAATGACAATCGGTTGGATACCTTATTTGAAAGCCCTTATTCACCTAAAGAGAAAAAAAGCAGCGTGGTAAAGGTAATGATACCAGTATCACTTATTATTAAAGTATGGAAGAGGTTATTCAAATGAATCTTAGTACAACAACAGTTTTGTTTTTAGCGAAACCAATTATTTCCAAAGTTGCAAATGAAATCTTTGCATCAATCATAACTGAAGAAAATCTTGTTTCAGTTAGAAACCAGCTAGTTGAAGCAATTCAATCTATCACTGGTAAAACTTCTTTTGTTTGGGATGATAAGCTTGTTGGTTCCATTATGGATAAAATGGAAGATCCTGAATTTTACCAAAAATGGGGTGATAAAATGCTTGACCCTATTGAAAATTGGATAGAGGCAACAGAAACTAAATGGGATGATTTACTTCTCATGCCAGTATTAAAGCTGGTTCGTTCCGTTTGTATTATCCCTGATGATGATTGATGTTTAGTTTATTCAAAAGAAGCAAGCCTGTATTTTTATCAAGAAACGATTTGAGAATTTTGATTTCCAGGGAATGCGAAAATCAAACTTTTGTTCCACTTGATAAAGTTTACAGGCTTGTTCCAAATCACAGATGGTTATTAAATAGAACTCCAATTTTCAATAAATACATCAAAAATTTTAATGACTGCAACCATATTGCCTGCTTATCTATGGCAAAAATGCAATCTCATTGTGTTGGAATGGCTATAATTGCAACAGATGATAATAAAATTGACCATTGCTTAAATATTGTTTGCCTGGAAGACAGGACAATTAAACTTTATGA